GACGAGCATGTTCGTGATTATGAAGATTGGAATGAGGGTGCAGGAAAATATTATATAGAAGCACGTTATTCTCACCATGATTGCCACCATTTTACTAATAATAACTTTTATATGAGTTATGGAGACTAAAATGGAAATGTTTGGTCAGGATTTATTCGCTGTTAATAATTATCCTACTGGTACAGTATATACCTTTAGGTTTAACAATAACTATAAGGTAGAAGTTACTGAAAGTAAAAAAGATTATTATACAATGTCGGTGTTTGACAGCGAGAAAAAGATATGCCATGATTTGATTTCGTGGTTAGACGAGAGCAGTCTTGTTGATAAGTTAAGTAAGATAAAAACTTTAGGAGTGGTTTGATATGCAAATAAAAATACAAGGCGTTAATGCGGTGAGTAGTACTAGTAAAATGCCTAGTAAAAGTTTTGGTTATTCTGCTAAGCGTTGTCTTGTTGGTAGTAAGTTACGTGATGTTAAAGGCAGTACTTGTGAAAACTGTTACGCTATGAAGGGTGCTTTTACTTGGTCTAGTTATAAAAATGTAGAGGCTAAGCGATTTGATTTAATTACTAATCATCCTATAACTTTTAAAGAAGGTATGATAAAAGGTTTACGTAAGTTTAAAGAGCCAGAGTTTAGGTGGTTTGATAGTGGTGATGTACAGTCTGTCGATATGGCTAACATTATACTAGATATATGTGAGGCTACACCTAACTTAATGCATTGGATACCTTCAAGAGAAAGTAAAATATGGAAGGATACTTTAGCTGATAGAGACTTGCCTAGTAATGTTACATTACGCATTAGTGCCACCATGATAGACGGCAAGCCTAGTAAGCAGTTTGATAATACTAGTACTGTACATACAAGTGAAAGTAATATACCTTTAGGCACTCACATATGCCCTGCACCTAAGCAAGCTGGTAAGTGTGGTGACTGTAGAGCGTGTTGGAATCGTGAAGTTAAGAACGTATCTTACCACAAACATTAAGGAGAATGATAATGAGTAAAAAAATATTTATAAGTATAGATGAAGATACTTTAACAGATATGATTTTTGATATAAATGATGTGTTAAAAATACTTAAGTATCATCCAATAAATCAAAAGTTTTTAGAGGACTACAGTGAATCATCTTTTGAAGGACTGTCTGAAAAAGAAAAGCCTACAGTACTGGCTGATTTACCTAAAGATTTTGAAGGTTCATTATTTACTATTGGCAATTGTTGTGAGAATATAAAATATTATCTTGACGACTTTGAATATAATATGGTACAAGTTAGTGACTTGGAGGAGGATGATGATGAGTAAAGAATATAATAATGTTAGTGTTTACGAACACATAGTTACATTTTGTAGACATGATGATGATGGTAATGAGTTATTAAATAATGATGGCTCAGTTAAAACATTTACTGCGCCTAGTTTAGATTTTGTAAGTTACGCTTACGATATGGTACAAGTTAGTGACTTGGAGGAAGAACAACAAGGAGGTTACTTATAATGAGTAAATTATCCCACAGTAATCCATACTTGGATGATGTTTATGTAGATGGTGATGAGTATAATTGGTTCGCCACAGAACCAGCAGAACTAACATTAAATGCGTCAGAGTTACGTCAAATTTATGATAACTTAGAGTTGCATTGGTACACTTATATGCTTACTAAAGATGCTGAGGATGAATGGTATTCTGTTAATGATAGTAGTTTAAATGGCAGGAAATTTGATATTAATATTTCTGAAATAATTATAGTTAGTGATACTGTTAAATGTGCTACTGCCGTTTTGTACGAGTGCCATAAAGATAATGATGTTTGGAAAACTAATACTGAAAATTACTATACTTTATTTGAAGGTCGTTATTATAAGGAGATTACAGAGTGGCAAAGAAAACGATTACCGAAAAAAAGAAAGCTGAGAGAGCGCGTAGGTTATTAAAAATAAAGTTATGTGCTGATGGGTATTTAGCATTTAATAAAAGACTCATACAAAACAGGAGGTTACAAAAATAATAAATAAATTATCAAAAAGATTTCTGAAACTTTTAAAATTTTAAAATCTTTTTAGAAAGATTAGAATGTTTTTGTTTATGAATTGTTAAAAGATTCTAGAATATTATACAGGTTTAAAAAGTATTTGTCAAGTGTTGACAGCCACATGGGAACGTGGTAGGCTTGTTCCCGAAATCAAAACAACTTTGGAGAGTTGATATGTTACTACAGTTAAACAATAATAGAGAAGCGGTTAATGCTTTAAGATTAAATGGTTATGGAGATGCAGGGTTTGAAGTTAAAAAATCTGATGTAAGATTTTATAATAGAGAAACTGGAATGACTCAGCAGTTTGAAGGTAAAGAAGTTTACTATCGTAATGATACTGGTGAGCCTATCGCCATACACGGCAAGCGTTACAAGCCACTACAGTATACTACTATGATAGATAAAAGTAGAGATATGATAGAGCGTTGTAACTTAGATGCTACTGGTGTTACCGAGCAGATACAAGTATCCCCGAACAGTGGTATGTGTTTAGTTAATTATACACTACCTGCTAAAGAGTACGAGACTCCCGATGGAGACACTGGTTGCGTTACTGTTATGGCACTGTCTAGTTTTAATGGGGTATGGAGTTTTATATTATCTTTAGGTTTCAGGCAGAGTGCTTGCTTAAACTCTCAGATATTTATTAAAAACCCTGCAAGCATTTACAAGTCTAGACATAATGGTTCGCTTGATGTAGATAAAGCTACTAACTTACTTGGTAAAACTGCTGATGTCATCGAAGATGAAATAGAGTTATGGCATAAGTGGCACGCTCAAGAAGTTAGTAACGCTGAGGTAATTAAAACTATTGAGGATACTGTAGGTATAGTTAATGATGGTAAGAACAAAGACTTTATCTATATACTTGATAAGTTTGTACACCACTACTCGCCAACTATGGGTAAAAATAAATGGGCGTTGTATAATGCTTTAACTGATTGGTCTACTCACGCTCCATCACGTAGTAAAAATAAAATTACTTTACTGCAAAGACGTAGCGATAAAGTTCAGGAGACTTTAGAAACTAACTTCATGGTTGCACAAGCAGCTTAATATATAATATCTCCTAAGCATGAGACAGTAAACTGCTTTACTTTTAAGGAGTTAATAATGGGTAAGAAAAATGTATTAGATTGTTTTGTTGAATCATATAAACCTACTGCTGTCTTTAGACAAAAGGTATATAAACTTGTTGGTGGTGATGATGCCTTGACAAAGTATACGGATGAGGATATACTTGTGATGCTTAAAAACATGGCAGATAAACTTAAATATTTAGATAGAGAAATAGAAGCTGGAGCTTTAGAAGCTGAGCAAACTATAACTCAACGTAACTCAGATAGATGGGCATTGGATAACTGTTCTTAACTTAGGAAAATAAAATGATAATAGTAAACGAAGAATACATAAATACTAATGGGACTAACAAGCAAGGAGAAATTACTAATACCTATTGGAATATTGTTGACTGTTTTGGTGAGCCTACTTTTGTTTATGATACTGATAAAGATGCTAGTAAAGTTCAGTGGTCTTTAGAGATTGATGATGTTGTAGTAACTATTTATGATTGGTATGTTAAGTCACAACCTGAACATAACATGCTATGGATGATAGGTGGTAGAGAACCCAAGGCTGTAGATAAATATAAGGAAGCTATGCGAGAGCATGGTAAACGTAAACTAAATATAGTTAAGCAGCACTTTGGTAGAGACAACGATAAACTTTTAGTATGTTAGGAGCATAGTTAAATGAGTATAAATTATACAATGGAAAATGTAGGGTCTAATTGGAATTATCATTTAGATGATTACCTTGCTATAGATAAAAAAACTGAGGAAGTAATAGCTGTATCTGGTAACAGTGACTTTACTGCCGAGGAGCTAGGACTTAGAACTATTGGCAACAATCGTGAGTACTATGTTGTTAAGGTTGTTAACACACATTCAAAAACTAAATGGAAGTAATTAAAATGATGACCGACATATACGACCGAGCATTAGACAATGCTATAGTAAGGGCTGTAGCTGAGGGTAGGTCTGACGATGATGAGTACGTAGATAAATTAGCCGATGAAGAACTAGAAAAACTTATGGAGAATAGCTATGGTTGATGACATGGATAGTCTAGTAAACATATCTAGAGAAATATTTATAGAGGATTGTTGGGCTAAGATGTTTGCGATGCATATTATGTGTCCTTGCCCTGACCCTCAAGTAAAAAGATTATTTATAAACTTTGTAATTGGAAGATGTAATTATTTAAATGTTGATAAAATTTCAGAGCAGTTTGTATTTGATTGCTTCCCTATGTTTATAAATTATAAGTGTCTTGGTAACAAGGTGCTTGACACCGAGGTGGATTCGTGCTAGACTCCCCTCTCAAACTGAAGAAAACCAAAGGAGAAATTATATATGGTTTATGAAGGCATTGCTTATTGGGCATCTATTACTACACCTAACACTAGGTTTGAGCCAAAGTATTCTGTCGATTTAGTTGTTGATAAAGATACTGCTCAAGACTTAAAAGAGAAAGGCTTCAGTGTTAAGTTTGATAAAGAAGAAGGCCCGACTATAAGTATAAAGCGTAATGTAAATGGCCCTAATGGTATGGTGCGTAAAGCTCCTAAGTTATTGGACAAAAACAAGAACGAACTTGATTGCCTTGTTGGTAATGGTTCTAAGGTTAAGGTTCAGTGCAAGCCGTGGGAAATAAACCGCAATGGTCAAGCGTTCAAAGGTCTTGAGTTACAGGCAGTACAGGTAATAGACCTAGTACAGTACAGCTCAGGAGATGGCGATGAGTTTGATGCTATTACAGATTTAGAAACTGAGGTGGATGAATTATGAGTGAAGGTAATGTAGCCTATGTACTTGATGATGTATCTTACGAAGCTAGTAAGTTTACTGATGAAGGTAAGATAGTGTTTGCTAGACTTGTTGAAGTGCAGCAAGATATACAAAATCTTAATAGAAAGATAGAGATATTACAGGCTGCTGCTATAACATTAAATGTAAAACTAAAAGACCAACTAACGGAGGACATGCGAACTACTGTAGAGGATGCAGAACAAGTAGCATCTTAACTGAATGACCTTGGCAAGTCGGTAAACTGCCTTTACTTTATAGGAGATTACACGATGGCTTTTGTTAAGTACCATCAACCATGTTATTTATGTGACTCCAGCGATGCAGTATCTGTCAACGATGATGGTAGTGCATATTGTTTTAGTTGCGATAAACGAATACCAAACTACGAAGTAAAGGAAGGAGTAAATAAAAATATTGTACAGGAAATAAAAGTGCATAGAACAAACTCAGTAAATGAAATTGAAGGAGAGTTCTTAGCTCTTAATGACAGAGGTATTTCTCTAGCAACCGCTAAGAAATATAATGTTAAATCAACTACAAACCAGAATGGTGATGTAGTCCAACACTTCTATCCATACTGCATAGCTTCAGAAGTTACAAGCTATAAGGTTCGGGGTGAAGGAAAACACTTTACATGGCGCGGTAGCTCTCAAGGCACTGGTCTGTTTGGTGAATCCGCTTTCAAAGATAGCGGTAAGTTTATTACATTAGTCGAGGGCGAATGTGATGCGATGGCAGCGTATGAATTACTAGGTTCTAAGTGGCCTGTAGTTAGCGTTAAGTCAGGAGCAGCAGGAGCAGCTAGGGATGTTAAAAATTCACTGGAGTTTCTAGAAAAGTTCGACTGTGTAGTAATTAACTTTGACAATGATAAAGCAGGGCGTGAGGGTGCAAAGGCTGTAGCTAGGTTACTAACACCTAGCAAGGCTAAGATACTTACAATGCCAGATGACTTTAAAGATGCTAACGAAATGCTCAGAGCTAAACGGGCACAAGCCTATGTAGATGCTTGGTGGGGTGCGAAGTTATATACACCATCAGGAGTTCTTAATATATCTGAACAGAAGTTAGACTTTAATAATCGTGAGCAGCGTGAGAGCATACCTTACCCTTGGGTTGGTCTTAATAAAAAACTATACGGCATGAGGCGAGGTGAGCTTGTGACACTCACAGGTGGTACAGGGCTTGGTAAGTCTAGTATTACCCGCGAGTTAGAACACTGGTTAATCACTCACACCAAGGACAACGTAGGCATCATAGCATTAGAAGAAGATTGGAGGCGTACTGTTGATGGTATACTTTCAATCGAGGCTAACGCTAGGCTTTACATTGACCAAGAGCGTGAGCAGTTCTCAGAAGATGACCTTAATAAATACTTTGATAATATTTATGGCGGTGAAAATAAAGATAGGGTGTGGATACACAGTCACTTTGGCATTACTAACATTGATGAAATCTTTAGTAAGTTAAGATTCTTAATTGTTGGTTGTGGTTGTAAGTGGGTATTCGTAGACCACCTGCACATGCTTGTTAGCTCTATGTCGGAAGGCGATGAGCGCAGGGCTATAGATAATATTATGACTAGGCTCAGAAGTATTGTTGAGGAGACAGGTGTAGGGCTAATACTTGTTAGCCACTTACGTAGAGTCGATGGTAATCGAGGACATGAGAATGGTATCTCAGTAAGCCTATCACACCTACGTGGCTCACAAAGTATTGCTCAATTATCTGATTGCGTTATAGCTTTGGAGCGTGACCAGCAATCCGATGACCCTGAAGAAGCAAACACCACACACATGAGGGTACTTAAATCTAGGTACACTGGTGATGTAGGTATGGGCACTCACTTGCTTTATGATAGGGATACTGGTAGACTTCGGGAAACATTCATTGATGCTGACAACGAGGTAGATGAGTTATGAAATCTTTAGTATTCGATATTGAAACTGACGGGTTACAGCCTACAAAAGTTTACTGTATGTCTGTCCTCGATGTTGAAACTCAAGAGCAATTTAATTTTAATCCAAAGAAACTAAGTGAAGGAGTTAAGTTATTACAACAAGCAGATAAATTAATTGGGCATAACATTATTGGCTTTGATATACCAGTGGTTAAAAGATTATTAAACACTGATTTATCAGACAAGAAGTTAGTTGATACACTTGTACTTTCTAGACTGTTTAATCCAGTACGAGCATCGCATAGCTTACAAGCTTGGGGATACAAGTTACAGTTTCCTAAGATAGAGTTTGATGACTATACTAGATACTCAGAAGAGATGATGAAGTACTGCGCTCAGGACGTATTCTTAAACTATAAAGTTTATGAAGAACTTAAACGTGAGAGCAGGGGATTCACTGGTGAAAGTGTTAATGTTGAGATGGATACTTATAAAATTACTACAGCTCAAAAAGACTATGGCTTTATGTTAGATAAAGATAAAGCTAATAAGTTGTTGGAGGAACTGACCAGTGAGCTTAACAACACTCAAGAGGTTGTGCATAAAACATTTACTCCTAAGATAAATGAAAGGGTAATCTACCCACAGCACACACATGATGGAGTGTTACGTAAGTTAGGTATAGATAAAGATGGCAAGCAAGCCAGACTGTCTGATGAGGAGTATAATATATTTAAAGATTGTACTGCTTCAGAGATTGTACGAACTGCAAAGGAAGAATTTAATTTAAGTTCTCGACAGCAGATAGGTACATACTTACAGGAGTTTGGTTGGAAGCCTAAAGTGTTTACACCTACAGGGCAGCCAAAGGTTGACGAGAAAATACTAGCTACTGTTACGGACATACCCGAAGCAGCAATGATAGCTAACTATTTAATGTTACAGAAACGGATAGCGCAAGTACAGTCGTGGTTATCTTTTTTAGATGGTGACAGAGTGCATGGCTCAGTTATATCTAATGGTACTATCACTGGTAGAATGTCGCATCGTGACCCTAACATGGCTCAGATACCTAGCCTATCATCTCCATATGGTAAGGAGTGTAGAGCTTGCTGGACAGTTCCTAGAGGGTATAAGTTAGTAGGTGTGGATGCCAGTGGTCTTGAGCTACGGATGCTTGCACACTATCTTAATGATAAGGAGTTTATAAATGACATACTCAACGGAGACATACACACAGCTAATCAAGCAAGGGCGGGATTGCAATCAAGATCTCAGGCTAAAACTTTCATCTATGCATTCTTGTACGGAGCAGGAGATGCAAAGATTGGACAAGTGGTTGGAGGAAACAAAGCTCAAGGTAAACGAGTTAAGCAATCTTTTCTTAATAATTTCCCATCACTTAAGTCTTTTAGAAATAGAGTTAAGAGAGAAGCAGATCAAAGAGGTTACATCAAAGCTCTAGATGGGC